AGCCCTTGACTTCCTGCCGCCGAGCGCGTGGTACGTGACGGTGAGCTTCACAGACGACGCCCTGCGGCAACGGATAGAACCGCACGCGCCTTCACTTGACGAACGGTGGGCGCTGATTGACGCGATTGTGGCGGCCGGTTCGTCCGTGCTGATTGGTGTCAACCCGATTGTTCCCGAGTGGTTGCCGAACCCGGAGGCGCTGTTCCGCAAGGCTGTCGAGCATGGCGTCGAATGTGTGGTGCTCGCCGACTTGCACCTCAACAGCAAGCAGACGACGGCAATGACAGAATGGAAACGGGAAGCCCTTGGTCCCGAGATTATTGCTGCCAGCCGAAAGCGCAAGTGGGTCGAGGCAGAGAACCTGTACGTCCACGAAGTCGGCGAAGTCGCGGCCGACTGCGGGCTGCTGGTTGACCTTCCGTACAGGTTCAAGCCATCCCGCTATCCCGAGGTCTACCGGAAGCACTACGCCAAGACGTTCCCGATCATGCAGGACTTCGTGAACGCTGTCGCTGAGTCGGCCGACGACATCTTCAGCTTCGCCGACTTCTGGGGAGTGGTTGGTCCGCACTTCCCGGCTGGGCAGTTCCGCATTCAGCACTACATCGGCACATCGGCAAAGCAACTGACGGCAACCACCAAAATGCCACCGCGGATGACCTATGGCGACCTGATGCAGATTATCTGGGGACACCCGGAAATCTTCAAGTTTCACCCGGCGTGGAGCTTTGGCTTTGCGCTGGCGACGAAGGCAGGCAGCGACAATGAAGTTGGACTCGTTGACGAGAATGGGCTACCATGGGTGGTGTACGACCGCGCCGGCCGGTTCCGTGAAGGCGCGGCGGAATACGTCGAATAGGAGCACAAGCCATGAAGTTCCAACGCATTGCGCAGAACCGCGGAGCGGCCGGCAAAGGCGGCAAGAGGAAGGTCAAAGGCGGCAAGATCAGCGAGTTCTTCCCGAGCCGCCCCGGCCGGCCCGCTCTCGGCAACGACTAACCCTGCTGCCACTGACTGACTACTTCGCGCGCTGGGCCACCCGTTGGCCCGGCGCGTCTTTTCGTGTCTGGAAGGTGCACCATGCCTGACAAACTTGCTGCCAACGGTGCTGAAGTCGCAACGGCAGACTCGGCTAAGTCGGTTGCACAAAGGGGCGTGACCTATCAAACGGAAAGCATGATCAAGGCGCTGCACGCGACCCGCGGCCGTATCTACCTTGCCGCCGACCAACTCGGCTGCGACCCGCAGACGATTTACAACCGCATGGAGAAGGAACCGGAGTTGGCTGAGGTGATCCGCGCCGAACGCGAACGCCGGATCGACATCGCTGAGACGGCGCTCGACCGCGCGGTGATTGAAGGCGAAGCGTGGGCAGTCTGCTTCACGCTGAAGTGCCTCGCCAAGGACCGCGGCTACGTCGAACGGCAGGAGATCAGCGGCGTTGACGGCAACGCCATCCAGATCGTGCAGGTCGGCATCGACACGGATCGGCTGTGACGCATTGCCCGAATGCGGAAGCCCTTGACCGGGACCGGGCGGGAACGCCGGGCGAAGAGCAGAGCAGACCGTGGCGGTTTCCCCACACCCCCTCCGACCGGACTCGCTTCGCCCTCCGGTCATCGTAACACGCCATGGTAGTCCGCATTGAGTCCGGCGAACGGCTGAAGCTGAAGCCAGGCGCCTACGTCCCCCGCGGCGGCTGTCGCGAGTTCATCTACAACCGCGACCCGGCCGTGATCCTGGTAGGCGCCGCCGAGACGGGTAAAACTCTCTCCGCCTGCTGGAAGCTGCACCTGCTCGCGTGCAAGTACCCTGGCGCCCAGTTCGGCATCGTCCGCAAGACGCAGAAGAGCCTGTATGGGTCCGTGCTCCAAACGTGGGAGCGCATCATCAAGGGTTTTCCCGTCGAAATCTACGGCGGCTTCAGGCCAGAGCGCTACATGTACGCCAACGGTTCCACCGTCTGGATTGGCGGCATGGACAACCCCGACAAGGTGCTCAGCTCCGAGAGGGACGTGATCTACATCAACCAGGCGGAGGAACTGCAGCAGAACGACTGGGAACTGCTGACCACGCGCACAACCGGCCGCGGTGCCGTCATGCCGTGGACGCAGTGCATGGGCGATTGCAACCCGGGCGGCAACAAGCACTGGATCCGGGAGTTGGCGGCAAGCGGCGCGCTGACGCTGCTGACGAGCACGCACCGGGACAACCCGACGCTCTACACCGACGCGGGTGTGCTGACGCCGCTGGGCGAGCGCACCATGGCTTCCCTTGGCGCGCTGACGGGCGTTCGGCGCAAGCGGCTATTCGAAGGCGTCTGGGCAACCGCCGAAGGCGCCGTGTACGAGCAGTTCGACGTGGCTGTGCACGTGTTGGAGCGGGACCCGCGCGACTTCGTGAGCCACGAGCTTGCCATTGACGAGGGCTACACGAACCCGGCGGTGATCCTGTGCCTGGGCATCGACAGCGATGGCCGGCGGCACGTGTGCGAGGAGTGGTACCATTCGCATAAGCTACAAGCCGAAGTGATCGCGGCAGCGCGGGACATGGGCCGGCGCTACGGCACGAACGTGGTAGCCGTAGACGACGCGGCGGCAGGGCTGACGGCTGACCTTGTGGCGCACGGAATGCAGGCAGCACCGGCGAACAAGGGGCGCGTCATGGACGGGATCCGGCTGGTGCAGGATATGCTTGCCGTGCAGGGAGACGGGCGGCCTCGGCTGACGGTGGCGCCAGAGTGCGTGGAGACCATCAACGAGTTCGAGAGCTACGTGTGGGCGCCAGGGAAGGACGCGCCAGCGAAGGCGGCGGACCATGCGATGGACTGCCTGAGGTACCATTGCGTGAGCGCGTTGCCGCCAACGGAAGAGCTTGTCTATGTTGAAGACCTTGTGCCCGAAGACGAGCTGTTCGTCAACTTGGGCGACTACTGAGGATGGACGCCGACGCGCTGACGCTGTGGCGCAAACACTGCGGGAAGGAGTAGACATTGTGGAAGAGCGACGAATCGACTGGCTGCCGATAGACGCGTTGGTGCGGTATCCCAAGAATCCCAAAAGACACGCACTGGACGCTATCGGCGATAGCGTGCAAGCCGTCGGCTTCGTGACCGAGATGCGACTCAACGAGACCACCGGGCGCCTACTGGAAGGGCATGGGCGCCTTGACTACCTGCTTGCGCAGAAGAAGGCTGGCAAGGAACCGCCCGAAGGCATCCGCGAGAAGGGCGGCAAGTGGCTGGCGCCCGTGGTGCGCGGCATCGCGCTGACGGAAGCGCAGGAAGACCGGTTCGTCGTTGCCGCCAACCGGCTGGTGGAGTTGGGCGGGTGGGACGACAAGCTGCTTGCCGACCTGCTGAGCGAAGTAGCCGACGCCGAGGGCGGTTTGCTGGGGACTGGGTACGACGCCGAGGCGCTGGGGGACCTGCTGCTGAGCGTGGCGCCGCCGAAGGAGCAACAGGACCCGGCGCCGCAGGTTGACCGGGCGGCAGAACTGCAAGCGGAGTGGAAGACGGAGCGCGGGCAGGTGTGGCAGGCGGGAGATCACTTCGTCATCTGCGGAGACTGCCGGGAACTACCTACCTGGGTGGCACTACTGCAAGCCGCCGGTGTTGAGAAGATCAACGGTGTGTTCACCTCACCACCATACGCCGAACAGCGCAAAGAGCAGTACGGCGGCGTGCCGACAGCAGAGTATGTGGCATGGTGGGAAGCTGTGCAAGCGAACGTCCGGGCGAACCTTGCCGGTGACGGTTCGTTCTTCGTCAACATCAAGCCGCACTGCGAAGACGGCGAGCGAGTGCTGTACGTGTTTGACCTGGTGTTAGCAATGAAGCGGCAGTGGGGCTGGCGGTTCGTGGATGAGTTGTGCTGGGTGCACCAAGGAACAATTGGGAGGTGGGACGAACGGCTGAAGAATCAGTTCGAGCCGATCCTGCAATTCACGATTGGAAAAAGCGTTGTGCGACATGGCAATGTGTTGAAGGAGTGGTCACCGAAGTCGCGAGTTGATGAGTTGGGGGTGTATGACGGCAAGGACAATGCCGCGCCGAAGTCGGGTAGTCCGTTCCGGCAGTCTGCGAAGCGTAGCGCAGAGTTTGACGGTGCACTGCCGGGCAATGTGGTTAGCTGCCCATTGGGGGCAACGGCCACCAACTCAGGAGCGTTTCAAGCCGCCGCCTTCCCAACTGCCCTACCCACGTTCTTCGTCAAAGCCTACTCAGACGCGGGCGACGTGTGGCTTGACCCGTTCCTTGGCAGTGGCACAACCATAGTGGCAGCGCACAACGAAGGCAGACGCGGACTGGGCATCGAGAAGTTGCCGAAATACGTGGCGGTGAGCCTGCAAAGGATGTTCGACCTAACTGGAGAAACGCCCCGATTGGTCGCGGCGGCGTCTGGTGACGGATGATTTGAACTTGTCGGAAAGACGCATTGCGCAGCTTTTGCATTCGCGCACTATGGCAAGCTGCAGCGGCTTGCCGATATGGGCTTGACGCCGAAGCTGCTACAGTAGCACCGGCGCCCGTCCTGCGGTAGAATGCGCCAAGGGCGTACATTGGAGGGCCCGCAATGCT